AGCGCTTTGATGCCCGTTTTCTTTCCGTCAGCGGTTACGCCGCCGATAATATTGGCGGTGGTTTCCGCTTCGGTTTCTCCCTGGGCAACGCGCACCACTACGGTGACGGGTTTTGCCTGGTCTGCGATAGCGTCCAGTGAGCGAGCCAACGTGCCGGACTCGCCCGCCTTACCGCTGGCGGTCAGTACATCGGTAAGCAATACCGGCTTATTGAGCGGGAACACGGAGGCATCGGCATCATCGCCGGTGCACACCATGCCTACAATCGCCGTGCTCACCGTCGTGAAAGAGCGGGTGCCGTCGTTAACTTCTACAACGCGCACGCCGTGGTGGTAGTCTTGCGCCATGGAATAAATCTCCTGTTTAGGGGTTCACCCATGGTATGGAAATCATTCACCGCAAGCCGTTGATGGGCGTTGTACCGTGGTTGATACAACCGCAGACAGAAAAAAAGCCCCATTCCGGGGCTGATTTGGTCAGAGGTTTGCCAGGCGTTTCAGGCAACGCGGCTCCAGCACATCAGCAGGGTGTGGGCCTCCACCACGCTGAACGATTTTCCCTCACCGAGGTTTTCGGTTTTGCCGGTGGTCGTGTGTTTGTGGGCAGGTACGCCGACAATATGGCTATGATCGTCCACCTCATCCGTGTAATTTCGGGTGCGACGGCTGTCATTATCCGAACCGACCACGTAATTATCATCCCAGACCTCGCCCGGGGCGAGCATCCCGCCTTTGTGTTTATGCCGCCCGGCGCCCCGGGTGGTCAGCTCCTGTGCGGGTAGTTCGCTGGTTTCGCCACTGACGCTAACCTGCACGGCGGGCAGGTTGGCCCGCTGGAGGGTGACGGTATCGCTGCCGCCGGTGGTGCCCACGTTTGAGCCGTCCGCTTTCGCCACCCTGATCGTCAGATTTTCGCCGGTATACACCCATTGTGACCACGGCCAGCGCTGGTTCGGATCAACATTACGCGCGTAAAATTTCACGGTACCCACGGGGTTTTCATCCTCCCAGGCGGCCCTCACGGCCTTTTCCACTGCCGTTTTTACGGCCGCGGTCATGGCATTTCGCACAGCGGCCGGTGTCGCCGCCAGTTCCACGCTGTCGCTGTCGGTTGCACTGCTGAGCCGGACAAATCCTTTTTTCTCCAGTGTGGCATCAGGGTGATCCCGTGACTGTGCATGCTGGCTGAGCTGCTCATCGGTGTAATCCCTGACTTCGTTACTGACGTTTATCACATCCTCCACCGTCGCCAGCACCATGCCCGAGTCCACAATCAACTCGACACTGTCCGCACTGTTAACCGCAATCCAGATCCGCAGGACAGTAAACCGCCCGGAGCCTTCTGCCAGCAGCGGTTTATAGGTCTCCGGCACACTGGCCACGGCCAGGCATTCACCGTCATCGTCAAACAGCGCCGCCTCACGAATGGTGAAACCACCCGCTTCCGGCGGAATAATCATCTCGGCGGAGATAATATTTTTTTCGGCATTCTGCACCTTAAGACTGTTGAGCTGTGAACGAAAAACTTCGTTCACCAGTGCTTTCTGGTTCTTATCAGGCACCGGCACACTGCCGTTACCGTCGCCGATGGCCATCGTCGTAAAGCCGACTTTCCCGCCGTCGATAGCCGCTTTTGCCAGGCGCTCCGCGCCGGTTTCAGTGATTAAGGAAAGGAATCGCTTTTCCATTCATTGCCCCGTCATTCTCTTTCAGGCGCGCTTTCAGGGGTGCCGACCTCTTCAGCCCCGTTAAACTCGTCATGCGTTTTCAGGCTGGCATAACCCTGCTGGAAAAAATTGTCCGCTGAGGACAGGTCCGGCGTAAAACTCCGGGTGATGTAGGTTCCCGGTGACAGTGCGTCATCGTCATTTTTCAGCAGAACATCCAGATACAGCAGGTTTTCATTGCCCCGGATACCGTCAATGGTGGCAAAGGTGAATATCTGGCTGACGCCGGAGACCTCCACCAGAAAACGGCCTTTCAGTGCTCTCGTCATGGGTTTGCTCCTTACAGCGTGGTGTAGCGCCACGATGAATTGATTAACGTCACCGTCCCTTCCGTCGCGATATTGACGCGCGACTGCCTCGGCAGGACCAGATTCAGCGGATAAGTACCCGGCGTGCTGTAGCTGTACAGCACCTGGTCATTAAATTTCACGGTCACTTTCGAGTTTGCCGCCACAACGAGATCGCCGTGATAGCGCCCCGCGCGGCTGTAGTTGTAGCTCCAGTCGGTGCCGTTCAGCGGCAGAGCCGTACTGCCCAGCTCCGGGTGGGTCGAATCCCGCATGTCCGTGGAGGACTGCGTACCATCCCCGAAGCGAATGCGGTTAAAGTTAAAATCGTTATCCCGCATGGCCCCGACGGTGTACTGTTTCTCCACATAAAATACGTAGTTGGAAATGTTGTCGCGTAGCTTAATCCCCGACACATTGAGCTTGAACTGGTCGCTGTCGGTCAGTACCTCAGCGATATACAGTTTTGACTCTGCTTCATTGCCGTACCCGGCATGAATGTTATTCAGCCAGCCGCCGTTAATTGTCAGCTCCCCGCGATTAACCGACTTCTCAACCCGGATGGGCGGTCTGCACGGCGCGCCCTGGGTGGCGTTGTTCAGCGACTGCGCCCACAGATACCCCACGACGAGATAAGCTCCGTCCACCGCATTCCCCGCGCGCTGCCCGCGATAGTTGAGCTTCGACAGGTCGTTTGTTGCCGTAAACAGCTCGCTGGTATCCCAGCATTCCATGCTCTGAATACTGAGGAACGCGTTGAAGCCAAAGCGGGCAAACGCGCCGGGGTTCTGCGTGTGGACAGTGCCAACCAGCACGCGGGAGTTGCAAATCTCAAACGAGAACAGGTCCGGCGTATCGGCGGAATATGTCGGTGCGCCACAGATGGCATTGACCGAGCCGATATGGACGCTCGGGGAGTCGTGAATGCAGATGCGCCCCCGGCCACCGGCCCCGGTCAGCAGCTCCGGGAAATTCATGGTGCCGCAGCTGTCAATCAGCAGGCCGCCGGTATCTTCCGTGTGCGGGACATAATCCTCATAGGCGAGGACCGACACGTCATACATGTTGCTGAACACGTTACGCCACCGGTTATCCTGCGACCAGACAGACAGGATATGACCGAAGCCGGCACCGGTATTGCTGAGGCAGAAAGTCCGGCCACAGGCATTCGCCGCCAGCTTGGCTTTTCCGAGGTTCTGCATTGAGGGCAGGGTCTGGGTGATATCCGGCCAGTGAGCGCGCACCATGCTCATATCGGATTTGCCGGTGGAGTACAGCAGCGTACCGCCGTAATTCGTACCGTCCACATCCAGCTCAGGGCGGAACACTATCGCCTCCAGCCGGAGAGCATAATCCTCCCGCGTAAAATCCCGGGAGAAGGTCATCTCTGAGTTATCAATATCCAGCAGGAGCAGCGGCTTTCTGGCCTGCACAATGGTAAACCCCGCCCCCGGCGCAAGTGCAAACGTCCCGATGATCCCAAAGCGGGTGCCCTTGTACCCCTTGCTACGCCATACGTCACTTTCGGAGAACTCACCGCAGCGGATATAGTGCATTTCCGCCAGATAAACGCGGGCATTGGGCGGCGCTTCAATCACCATCTGCGGCCAGCCGGTTCGCGAATGGGCAGCGGCTGCCAGCAGACAGTTTTTAAAAGCAGTGTCCTGCGGTGCATCCGTTTCATCCGTGGTTTTCACACCCGCCCAGCGCATCTGGATATTGCCCTTAAAATGGCGGTACCAGCGACGGCCCAGCGCATCGACAATGATGGTGCAGTTATTGTCCGGTGACGTCACATCCCGGTCATTGCGCTCAAACTCACCGTCTCCGCCATCAAACAGATGCTCCACGCCGTAACACAGAATGCGCGTGGCGTCCCCGTCATACTGGCGGATATAGGTATAGTTACCCTTGCCGATATTGTGAAAACCATCGGCAAAAATCAGGCTCTCGCGCAGGGCCGCATCGGAGGTATAAGCCCAGCGCCCGGCCCCGATGCCGCCGGAGGACTGCGGCGTCGATCCGGCAGGAACCGTTTTGGGAAAATCGCCCGTCCAGACCATCCGGTAGGCGCCCCAGATGATTTCCTCCCGGGGCGAGAGCAACGTGGCGCCATCCGTAAAGGTTTTTACTGCCTCAATTTTCCCGGAAAGATCGAGGTCAATCGCCTCACTCTTTTCCTTCAGGTAGCGCGTGCGGTTCGCCAGCTGTTTAATGGGCCGGTTAGCCACGCCATCCAGTCCGCCGGACACGCGCTCGGTACGCCCAATCAGGCTGATATCGTCTTCCCACGATGGTGACTCAAAAATATTTGCCATGTGTTTTACCTGTAATCAAAATTACCATCGTGAAAAATCATGCCGTTATAGAGATGCTCGTCGTCCGGCTCGACATCCTCCGGGTAGATATTGATGATTTCTCCGCTGCCAAATGAGCTGCCGGTCGCAACCACGCCCGCAGCCCTGGACGAAATATTCAGCTGTGCCAGATGACGGCTCAGGGGTTTAGCGTCATTGACCAGCCTGTCCAGTTCATCCAGCATGCGCGACGTCAGTCCAACTTCATTCACGTCCACCTCAAGCCGGAACGTGCCTGCCGGGTCGGCAATCTCCCACCACTCTTCCAGTGACATGGAGTAGCCCATTTTCTCAGTCACCCGTCGAATGGCGGCCACGGTCCCTTTACGCTGATGAAGCCAGAACGATTCACTGATGACGCTGCGTTTTTCAGCTTCACTCCAGGCCTCATCCCAGCTGTCCACCGAAAAGGCCCAGGCCAGATAGGGCAGGAAACTTACCGGGCATTTCCACGGGTTCCACAGGTCACGCAGCGGCACGTTTAGATCGCTGATGCCAGAACATGCCTGCGCCAGCCTGCGCTCCAGTGCGGACGATCCCGGCGGTAAAAGACTGTTATTCATCAGAGCCACCAATTTCTGCTTTAAAGTCGGTGCAAAAAGATGCCTGCGTTTTATCAAGTACCATGTCTGCCGCAGGCTTCATCAGCTCAACCCGCTGCACGCCCTGCACATGCAAAGCGGCGTAAATCGCAGATAACCGCACATCACGTCCCAGACGTCGCTGCTCGTTGATATAGGCGGCCCCCTGCGCTTTTGCCGCCGCCAGAATGGGTTCCTTAGCCGGTCCGGGATAGACATACAGCACGGCGTCGATTTCATAGCGGACAATCTCAGCAGAGCGGACAGTTACCCTGTCCCCCACAGGGCGCACCTCTTCATCATTTAGCGCCGCACCGACCACCTGCAGTAAGTCTTCCGGCGCAGTACCATCGCCGTCGCGGGCCAGAATAGTCACCACGACTTCCGCCGGTGACGGGCTGAACGCCGACGCATCAGCCACCCGCCCATCCGAGCTAAGCGCGTGATACTCATAGGCTCCGACTGGCCCGGCAACGCTCATCCCTTCAAATGCAGCAGGAATGCGCTGGCGATAATCAGCGTCAGATTCCAGCTCGGCCTCAGTCGCGGGCATGGTGGTGTCATCCGCAGGGGTTATCACCCGGCGCTGTACGTTGTTATTGGCGCCCAGGTTGTCCAGATCGTCCCCGCCGGAATACGCCACCATCACCGCCCTTGCCGCTTCATTAATCCGCTGTCGCAACAGCAGCTCCCGATACACGTTTTCCTGTAGCGTTTTTACGATCGGCTCTGACTCAAGCGTTAAGGTACGGGCCACAGCTTCCTGCTCTTCTGCCGGAAAGAGCGCGACAAACTCCGCCTTACGCTCTGTCAGCAGGGTTTCAAAATCCGGCTCATCCACGATCTGCGGCGGCGGCAGCTGGGAAAGGTCAATAACGGCCATTGTCTGCTCCTGTCGATACGGAAAGGGACACGGGCACACCGTCATTACGCTGGCCTGCCAGCTCAATCACCATTGAGCCATCCATGCTGCTGCTGTTAACCGTGATGGTGTCCAGCTGCAGCCGCGGCTCCCAGCGCCGCAGCGCCACATACACCGCCGCCATGATCTGCAGGCGCAGCGCCGGGTTTTGCGGCTGGTCAATGAGCGCTGAAAGCAGGGAACCATACTCCCGGCGCGCAAGCCGGCTCCCTTGCGGGGTCAGCAAAATGTCACGCACCGACTGACGCAGGTGGTCAGTTTCCGTAATGGCTCTGCCGGTATCGCGGCTCATCCCGATATAGAGCGTCAAAATGGACCTCCCGTCGTTCCGCCACTGTCGCCAGGGTGTTTATGCTTATCAGCAACGACGCCGTTTGACGTCATCGCGCCGCCGCCGTGGGTCACATCGCCGTTCAGGATCACGTTGCTGTTAATACGGGTGGTGTCAGCCTCGATCACAAACTCACCGGTTTTGCAGGAGACAACCTGCGAAGACTCAATCAGCACGCTTTTCACGCCGCGAATAATCCAGCGCCCGGTGGCGGGGTCGTATTCGAACCAGCCGCCATCCTCGTATGCGGTAACGTCTGCACTTTCAGAGTCTGACGGCGGCGGGCAGGCGTTGGAGTAGATGGCCGGAAGCGCAAAGGCTGTCTCCAGATTTCCGCCCAGGCTGAACAGCACCACCTGCTCCCCTGGAGACGGGCACCACCAGGTGCGGGATTTACCTGCACGATAGGTCAGCCAGTTAATCCAGTTGGTTTCGAGGTCGCCTGTTTTCACCCGGCACAGCCAGCCGCCCCGGTCCACTTCGGTCACAATGCCGGTGCGGATCAGATTGGTGATAAGGCGCATGATTTCGGTTAATTGCGTATTCATGAAAGCAAGATTGCCACGCGCGGAGGGAGTGCGGCAGCGCGGCGGGTTGTGTCGTCCCTGACACAAAATCAGTCAGACAGCCAGCGCAAAAAAGTATCGCGCGTAATGTCCTCCACTTCGTCATTGATGCCGAGTAACCGACGCTGCGAATACTGAACCTCTGGCCCTTTGCGGCTCACACGGTCACGCAGACCGTAATGATGAACGCGGGCAATACGCTGCACCCTGCCCTCAAATTCGACGCTTGCCGCGTCGTGGCTGGCAACGGCTTTCAGGTATTTTGTGGTGCGGAGTTTTGCAAACATCTGCCGACGGATGCGGCCCTGCTTCGTTCTGGCCGTCACGCGGCGCGGCTCGTATGCCGTCCCGTCCGGGTTGCGCTGCATCCTGATATTTTTTTGCTGACTGCGGCGCAGCTGCTGCGCCAGCTCCCGCATCATGCGCTTACGCGCGGCAGGTTCCAGCCCCGCCAGCAGCGCATCTAACCAGGCATCAACTTCCTGCAGCTCAGCCACGACGCACCGCCCACATTTCGTCCGGTTCGTCCGGTTCCGGCGCCGCTTCGACGCTGGACACGTCACCGTCAGCACTGACGATCACACGCTCTGTCAGTTGCAGGTTCAGGCTGATATCGCAGATATCATTGCGCAAGATATCGACCTCAAACGTAAACAGCTTTTCGCGCAATTCCGGGTTATGGACGGCATCGGGCTGATTCTCCATCAGCCAGGCCAGAACGGGAGCCATCAGTAATCCCTGATCGCCGCTGAAATCCACGACCACCACGTTAAGGGTATAGCGATACTCCCAGGACAACGACGCTGCGCCGGTCGCCACCAACGATCCGTTATCCACGAATAAATGCAGCTTGTCCGGGTTGTCCCGGACATACGCCACGGCTTTATTCAGGGCGAGGCGTAAGGACTGAGGTTTGTTCACTGTTTCGCTCCTGGCAGGAAATTATTGTGTCCACCTTGTCAGCACAGATCGACCAGGCCGCCTCTGCCTCATCGAGCGCAGCCAGCAAATCGCCGTTAGTGCTGGCCGACGACTTTTCCAGGCGGCACTGCGTCACCCTGGGACAGCCATTCACGGTAAGCTGCACCTCCGGCGAGGGCCGGACGTTCGCGCATCCTGATAATGTCAGGAGGCAAAGGAGTACCAGCCCAGCGGCGCAAATCCTCATTTTCACGTTTTAACTCCTCAATCCGTCGCTGACGGCTTCGCAGCAGCGCGTTTGTGTTTTCTGCCGCTGCGTAAAGCCGTGTTTGCTCCCGGCTGTTGGTTTCGGACAGGATGGACAAGGCGATCAGCTGGCCGTTCGTTTTTGCCAGTTTTTCGCCCTTCACTTTCAGGTCGCGACTTTGCTGATCAATGACGTGACCGGCCTCATTGAGTCGCCATGACTGCCAGCCCAGCACCGCCAGTACGAGCGCCAGAATTACCGCCAGCGCCTTCGTCATACCGTCACCGGCTCCGCATCAATAATCTGCGCACGCAGAACCTTAAGCGCGACCAGCGTCAGCAGATAAAATACCAGGGTGACAACGTGGCCCGTAAAGGTGAGAAAAATCACAAGCAGTGAACACCTTGCCCATCTGATCACCTGGTTTCCTGGCGTACTGAAAAAGCGCGTCAGCGCCTGCTTTGCCTCTCCCCGATGAGTGCCGCCCGCATACCACCCAGCCATGCAAAGCAGCACCGCTCCCCAGCTCAGCAGGCAGGCTACCCAGGTCAAGGCTGTAACCAGTGCCGGAACAATACTGTTTGGAACAAAGAGACTAAAAATTATCAGCGCCGTGTACAGCACCGAAAATAATCCACCGATCAGTTTCTTTTTCATTTCGTTACGCTCCTTTTAAGCACCAGGACAGCTCCCGCGCGCGGCGGTTATCCAGCCCCGGATTAAATACGCCTTTGACGTATACCCAGCGCGGTAGCTGATAGCAGGCATCGCGCCAGCGCTTCTGATTGATAAACTTCACCATGGTTGAGCTGCAGGCATTGCCCGTGCCGACGTTGAAGGCCAACGACACCAGGGCGTCATAAACGTACTGCGGCACGCTCACCAGGACACACCGCGCCAGCGCGGTTTCTACCCGTAATACATTGGTGATGAAGTTCCCCGCCGCCTGCCGCTCTGTGATGGTTTTCCCCGGCACCACGCCCGACGTGTTACCGATGCCATCGGTCCACACGCCAGCGTCACACTGGTACGGCTGCAGGCGGCAGCCCTCGTAATCAGCAATCAGCTTCAGCCCTTCCACTGAGGTGTGGAGCTGCTGGAAATTGGGCAGCGTGGCAGCGATGGCCAGCACTGCACCCACCAGGCAGCGCTTAACGATTGAAGGATTCATATTCCCCCCGGGTTATCTTCCCGCCGCGTAGCAGCTGATAGGTTTTGTGTTTGTAGTACCAGTTGATCGCCAGCATCAGCAGACCAATCAGCACACCGCCCACCGTAGAGGCATCTTTAAGCGATAAATCGCCCAACATCGCCAGCAGCACCGCGATGCAGTACGTAATAAAGGCGCTGATCCGTTCAAGCGTCATAACTCAGTCCCATAACTGGACGGTCTGCACCGTGGTAGTGGTCGCAATATCCGGCAGCTCCACCTGCAGCCCGTGTGGTAAGAACGGGCCGTGCTCAGCCAGCCCCGGATTTGCCTGCAGTACCTGCTCCGTGACGCCCTGCGTGCGTCCGTAATGACGCCAGCAAAGCGCGTCCACCGTGTCACCCTGGTACGCACGCACTTTCATCAGATCAGCTCCACCGTACAGTGAGGCGCATCCTGGACCCGACTAATTGCCCAGCGAGCATCACGCCACAGGTCGCCGCTGGCCTCCGCCAGCTCATCCCCCCTTTTCACACCGGAGGCCGTGGCATCGTAGTCCTGGTAACGCTCATTCACCTGCGCACGTGCCCAGCAATAAACGGCGTTGTGGTAGTGGTGAATACGTTCGCTTTTACCGTCCAGCAAGTCCGCCGGTACATCAGCCAGCGTCATAAATCCCAGCGCCTGCTGGCGTTTGCGGAAGTCGTACAGCTCCGCATTGACCTCTGACATCGCAGACCGGATGAGTTGTCCGAGACGGGGTGACGTCACCGTGCCATCCGTCCGCATCACGCTGCGAAACTCTGATAAATCAACATCGGGCCAGAACGGCGTATTTTTAATAATTTCCGCCTGTTCCGGCGCCTGCTCAGGCGCAACAAACTTCATGCGGGCTTTCTCCTGAAATAGTGGGCGGTGGACGGGGTTTTGATATGGCAAAAGCCTTTCGCCACCCCGTGCCGCCCGTGCGCGGGGCACGTTCCGTTAACGGCTGTCATTGCGCAATCTGCGCTCCAGCTGCTGTTTTTCTTTTTTGACGCCACAGCGTGGATCAAGCTGCAGCGCATGATTGATGTGATTCAGGGCGGAGGCCGGGCTGGTTTCGGTCAGTACAGCGCCAATCGCTTTATGCAGGCGTGCCCGTGACTGGTCTGGCATATCCTGTCCGTCTGTCAGCTCCAGCGTCTGCAGTAACAACCCGGCATCGAAAGATTCACCTGCCAGCAGAGCGGCCTGCGCAGCGTCTGCCATTTCCTCTGCCAGCACCGTCTGGACGTTACGGTTTCCGATGGGCATCACCCATCCGTGCCGCAGCGCATGACGCCCTGCATCCAGCGCACCGGCATAATCCCCGGCATCGATACGCCAGAGCATCACAAACATCACCACGTCATCCTGCCGGGCACCATCAGCAGCCAGCACCCCCTCCACCCAGGCGGAATAACGGGGCAGCAGTTCCACTTTGATTTGGGCTTTCTTCACGGTGGACTGGATACCTTTCAGGCGGCGGCGATCTTCCGCCAGCTGCATCAGCATCAGGTCATACCCCGTCGCGTGGCGAACATTGCCGCCCTGCCGGGCGGCCTGTTCAGCCTGGACGCGCAGGCGGTGCTGCCGTGCGGGACTCAGGCTCATGCGTTACTCTCCGGCACCGGCGCTGAAGTCGCCGATGGTGATGTTTTCCACCAGTGCCACGCAGCGGTAATCCTCCACCACATACGCCTCATTGACGGATTCGAAGTTTTCAATACGATCGCGTTTCGGGTTATCAATGACCGAACGGCGGCGGGTATCTTCCTGCCAGTAGATGGACAGGTTATCCAGGCGGGTGATCAGCACGGCATTAGCCGGGAATGACGGGGCGCGAACGGCCTGCAGACCGCCCATGCGTTTCTGGCTGATAATCAGATCAGCAGCCAGCGCCTCCGTGTTTGCCTGGTCCTTATTGACCAGCGGGAAATACTTGTCGGACAACAGCTCACGACCACAGATCACGACCAGTTCGGCGTCATCCTGGAAAATAGGGTCAATTAGCTCATTGACAGCATCCATCACCAGCGCATCCAGGTTGGCATATTTACCGCCCTTGCCTACCTTCACCGGGTCTGCGGTGGTAGTGCCATCTTCTGCCGTGGTGCTGCCCATCACGCAATCCGGGGCATCTTCGCGGACCTTCTGCAGCCAGCCTTTGTTAACGTCCTGCAGCAACGGATTGGCGGCACGGTCTGAGGTTTTGGCACGCTTCACGCCATTAAACCCAATCATGATGCGATCCAGCGCCTGACGTTTCACGATGGCGTTACGGATGCGTACCTGAAAATCCTGGAATTTCGCCCACATATCCAGTTTTGCGTAGGTCAGCACCGTATCAAAGTTGGTCTGTTCGCATTTGTACTCAACATCCACCATCTCAGTTGGATCGGTTGGCTCGCGCTCCTTCGTGGTCGTGTCAGTGGTCCCGGCAATGGTGCTGCCGACGCCCAGGCCCAGAAGCTGGCCTGACTGCTCCGCCACACCAATCACGTTAACCATGGTCAGAAATGCCGTGGACTGCTGGATCTGCTCTTCCAGCGTCTGCTGCACCGACGGCTCAACGGTGAATTTGCTGGAAAGTTCTTCCACTTCCACGTTATTCAGGCGCGCCAGCTGCTGCAGGTAGGCGTTAAAGGCAAAACGGGTTTTCTTTTTCATTGGTTCTTATGCTCCATCAGCAATTGGTCAGTGTGCCTGCCGGTGCGTTTCCGCCCGGCGCGCGCTGGCGATAATCCTTGCGGCTGTCTTCCTGGCTCAGCCGCTGCTCCAGTTCAGCAAAAGCGGTCTGCTGTTCCTGCAGGGAGGCTTCCATCTCAGCAATACGCGCATCCTGCGCAGACAGGGAGTGATCAGTACGTTCGCTCAGGTTTTGCTGTTCAGTAGCAATCAGCTCAACCGCGCGATGTACGTCAGAAAAACGCGCTTCGTCGTTCTGTTCTTTTTTGGTGAACATCGCGGCAACGCGGGAAAACAGGGAGGGTTTATCGCCCTGGACTTCTTCCCACTCGATCAGCGTTTCTTCTGCGGCGGTAAAGAGGTTTTCAGGGTTTTGCTTGCGGCCTGCCAAGGGGTTACTTCTGGCGCTGGCGCTAAACTGCAGCATTTCAGTACCCAGGCTTGCCGGGTCATCCGTCGCGGCCAGGCCAATGAGGTACGCTTTGCCGGTGTCGGCAAAACTGGTATTGACTTCCATAGAGGTAAACAGCTTTTGCAGATTGCGTGTATACGCCACCAGATCCGCTGACGGTGTGATCCACGCATACAGGGCCAGCTTCCCTTTCAGCGGGCCGTCTGCAATCTCCTCTGCTTCGAGCTTATCCACGGTCCCGAAACGGCGGAAAGGACTATCAGGGGTGTAACCCTTGATGTGCTCCAGATTAATCAGCGCGGTATACACCTGCGGGTCATAGCTTGCCGCCATCTGTTCCAGCCAGGCACGCTCAATATTGCGCCCGTCCGTTGTTGCCCCTTCCACACCGATGCGGAAGCGCTTTGCTTTTACAGCCATGTGACCGACTCCATCAAATAACTCTGTGAGGCCTTATGGTTGCTGCGATGGAGGGGGTGAAACAACGCGCGGACCTTGTGCGGTAAGCCATACAAAGGCCAGCCGGGGAAAGGCGTCTGGCAAGGCCGTATGTTTGTGCCATGGAAACGATGACCCCCGCAGACCTCGATCCCCGCAGGCAGGCATTACTGCTGTATTTTCAGGGATACCGCGTAGCCCGCATTGCTGAAATGCTGGGCGAAAAAGTTGCAACCGTTCACAGCTGGAAAAAGCGCGACAAGTGGGGCAAATACGGCCCACTCGATCAGATGCAGCTCACCACTGCCGCCCGCTATTGCCAGCTCATCATGAAGGAGCACAAGGAAGGGAAAGACTTTAAAGAAATCGACCTGCTGGCGCGCCAGTCCGAGCGCCACGCCCGCATCGGGAAATTTAACAACGGCGGCAACGAAGCCGATTTAAACCCGAACGTGGAAAATCGCAACCGCGGCCCCCGCAAACAACCTGAAAAAAACCAGTTCAGCGACGAACAGATCGAAAAGCTGGAAGAAATTTTCCGCAACGGAATGTTTGAATATCAGCGCCACTGGTGGGAAGCAGGAATTAAGCACCGCATACGCAACGTGCTTAAATCGCGCCAGATCGGCGCTACGTATTATTTCGCGCGTGAAGCGCTGATGGACGCCCTGATGACAGGGCGAAACCAGATTTTCCTGTCAGCGAGCAAAGCGCAGGCGCACGTGTTTAAGCAGTACATCATTGAGTTTGCCAAAGAGGTCGATGTAGAGCTTAAAGGCGATCCGATGGTCCTGCCTAACGGTGCCACTCTCTATTTTCTGGGGACCAATGCCCGCACCGCGCAGAGTTACCACGGCAACCTGTACCTTGATGAATACTTCTGGATCCCGAAATTTCAGGAGCTACGTAAAGTCGCCTCCGGCATGGCGCTGCATAAGAAATGGCGCCAGACCTATTTCTCAACACCTTCCAGCCTGACGCACAGCGCTTACCCGTTCTGGTCCGGCGCCCTGTTCAATCGCGGGCGGGCAAAAGCTGATCGCGTTGATATCGACCTGACCCACTCAGCCCTTGCTGCCGGTCTGCTTTGCGCTGACGGCCAGTTCAGACAGATCGTGACGGTGGAGGACGCCGTGCGCGGCGGCTGTAACCTGTTCGACCTCGACCAGCTGCGCCTGGAGTACAGCCCCGACGAGTACCAGAACCTGCTGATGTGTGAGTTCATCGACGATCTCGCCTCCGTTTTCCCAC